GCGGTAATATTATATACTTGGGCGGCTGTTTTCGTTTTATAGGCGCGGTTGTATTGATTAAGTTAAACGAGGTTCGGTTTAATGTTATCGTTCATAATTGCCTTAATGAGCTTATGGGGGAGTAGGGCTAAATCGTCGGTAAATAATACCTCGGTAAGCTGGGGTATAATCTCTTTGTAATGCTCGTCGGGCGAAAGGCAAAGGTTTATTAACGCTTGCTCGACTTTAGGGAGTGAGTTCATTAAGCTAAAGTAACTTTTGTAATGTGAATTAGATTATTAAAATCTTCATATACTCTAACCATTACGCCGTCGATAACTTCTAAAACGGTTAATGTTTCGCCGTATTGATTTTTTACTTTAGTTCCTTTTTTCATGGCTGCGTGTGTTTTTGGTTCAGCAAATATATAACCTTATTTTGTTTTTGCAAACTTTTTCTAAAAATAATTTAAGTTTTTTTTGCCTACTCCATTTTCACGCCCCGCGAAGCTCGGGTAAAGGTTTTAGTTTCTAAAGGCTTCGAGGTGTTTTTGGTTAGTTCATAAAGGCTGCTCCAATTATTTTCTATGCTTAACGATATGCCTTTAATAGCTTCGTCGCTGCTCTTATAAATTTTTCTCATTTTGTTTATTAGCATTTGTATCGAGTATTCGCTAGGGTATTTTTTTAGCATAATGCGATTAATGAGAAATTGAATAAATAGCTCGTTTACTTCTTCGTTGTTAAAATACTTTTTACTCTTTACCTCATCGGCTGTTTTTAACAGCCTATTATCTTTATTGTCTTTATTGTCTTTATTAGTCTTTATAGTCTTATGTATATGGGCGGTGCTTTGGTATGTGCTTTGGTCTTGCTTCGGCGATGCTTCGGAAGTGCTTTGGCGTTGCTTCGGCTTTGCTTTGGTAAAATTTACTAGGGCAATAGTGTTAGATGTATATTGGTTTTTTGATTGATTAACAATACTTATAAGCCCGTTTTCTACTAAAATATCGAAATGCTTTTTATAGGTTTTATAGTTAGCAATATTGCAACCGTTCATTATTTGAGTTGATGAAAGATTAAACTCGGGCTTCCAGCCTAGTTGGTTAGCTACCGAAACAATGTAAAAATAAATAGCCGTCGAAGTCGGGTTATTATGGGCGGGGTTATCCGCCGCCCAATTCCAATACCCATTAAAGTAATCAAACATTTTGTAAGTCGTTTAATTTATCCTCAACAAACTGCATGGCGGTTTCTAAATAAGCCTCTTTACCTGTATTCATATTAAAGAGCATTAATTTTTTTAACGAATTTTTTAGCTGTTCTTCATCGTTATCTAAATAGTAAACCGCTTGATGTAATTCAATTTGGTAAAGCTGCATAAGTAATACAACCGCATCGGTTAACTCTTTTTTGGTAAATGTTTTAGTTTTCATAAAAAAGAAAGCCCCTTGAAATTTACGGTAGTAGCGGCTTGAATATATCAAACCTCGTAAACCCAAAGGGCGGTTAATTAATTTCGTTACATTCAGGCTACTACCTCTGAACGTTCAAATATACAAAATTTATTGTTTCAAATATTCTTCAATCGTTTTTATACACTCATCTAGCCCCGAACAAAACAACGCCTCGAAACCCGCATTTTTAAGCCGTATAATCATTTGAAATTGCTCGGTTAGGTGTTCGTCTTGTTTTATATTCCCGTCGCGTTTAAACGGCTTAAAATCGCTTTTCTTTATTTCGATAAACAAACCGCAGTAACCGCCTCGGGGCGCTGCTAAAAAAAAATCGGGGTAGCCCCTGTGTGGGTTCATGCTTTTATGTACCCGCGCCTGTCCCATCGTCATTTTAGTTCCAGCGCTGAAATCAAACCTAAATAATAGGTCGGGGTGCTTTAGTGTTAGGTAACGGGCTAACGCGGTGTAAATATCGCTTTCGCGGCTCGGGCGCTGCTTCATTTAGAATAAAGTTAATTGTGAGGTAAATTCTTTAAACCGCTTATCCGCTGCATCAAAATACTCCTTATCAATTTCGCAGCCTACAAAGTTTAATTTATTCTTATACGCTGCTATACGGCTCGAGCCGCTGCCAAGGTGGGTGTCTAAAATAGCTTGACCCTCGGAGGCGTAATTGTTAAAAATCCAGTCGTAAAGTTTAATCGGCTTTTGCGTTGGGTGTATCGTTCCGTCTTTCAATAATTCAACCCGATTAATCTTTACCACCCTTGTGGAACAATCAAAGCTACTGTATGCTAATTCTGCATCACTCATTGTTAATGCTTCTTGCCCTTTATACCATACAACCCACCCCTTTGTGCCTTTATGTAAATGTTCTACAAAATAATTTGCTCCCCAAATAATTTGATTTTTAGATACCCTTTCTAATTCAGCAAAGTATTTGTCTGTCGGTATTTCATTATCCCATCCTTTAAATGTGTGTTCCTTTCTATTAGCTTTCGGATTATTTAAATTAATACTTTGTTTCTGTCCGTCAATCCCAATTCCATAAGGCGGGTCAACCACAGCAAGGTCGAAATGCTTGTCAGGATAGCGAGCCATCAGCTCCATGCAGTCTATATTATAAACCTCGCTTGTCATCGCTTATACAGCGTATTACATAACAATACATATTGTACCCTACCCTCTAGGCTCGCGTTACTATCGTAAAGGTCTACGAGTATGCAGCGGTTTTTTGAGTAATCATTATAAACGCGCTTGTATTTAAAAGCACAGGGTAGCTCCTTAAACCCTTGCGCGGTAAAGTACGGCTCAACGTTTTTTAGTTCGTGTCCGATAAACTCGTTTAAATCGCCCAGCTCGGGGTCAAAGGTTACGGCTGTTTTAGTAGTGTTTCTCATTTTTAAAGTTGTTTTAAGTAGTTTATGATTAGCTCCTTTGCGCTTTCAATTTCGGCGGCGTTATGGCGGTATAAATATAGGTCGGTAAACTTACCCGTTTTTTTAACTTTTGCCGGTACACCGATATAGTAAAAGTTCGCAGGGTCGAAGCCCATTACGAGCGAATACCAAACCGCTTGTACGTGGTTACAATGCTCGACCATATCGCGCCCGAAGTCGTGTAGGTTTTTGGCGCTGGTCGTTTTAACGTCGGCAATGCTACTCTCTTTTAAGTTGCATAAGTCCATAGCCGCTTTAGCTTCGACCGTAAAGCCGCCTATCGTAACGTTACCTACCTTTATGTATTCCTTTTCGGCGTTATCGAAAAAGTCTGCTAACAGCCGTACTTCGTGGATAGCGTTATAAACGTTTTGCGTTTGCTTTGCCATATCGTCAAACGGGCGCTCGAGTAAATCGAAGTGAAACTCTTTACCCTTGTTTAGCGCCGTTTGGGCATGGCTAATATCGCCCGTGTAAAAACGTTTGATACGGCTTGCGCTTATGGCTGGGTGGGTTATGTATTGTTCGCGTGTCATTAGTTATTTGATAACGTGTTTAGTTTATAGGGTTCTATTTGCTCGAGGCTTACGAATATCTGAACCTCGAACCCTTGCTGCTTAAAATTAAGTATTTTGCCGTTTTCTAAAATAAACGTTCGCGGTATGCTATACGCTGCGTATTCGTCTACGAGCCGTACCCGGTCAAAACTTTTAGCCGTGTCCAAAAGCATATAGTTGAAGCCGTAACCGTTTACCACTTGCATTAAATGTTTAGAGCGGTTGCGCTTAACGTTTAGCGTTCGAGTGTTTGTATTAATTGTTCCTAAATGCCTTTCGCCGTGCTGGTTTACTAAAACTAATATAAGCTCTAGCGTAGCGCCCGAACGTTTAACGATTAGGCTGTTACCGTTTTCGTCGGGAAAGCGTGCGGTGTTTCTATCTATATTCATCGTATTACTTGTGTTTTGTGTTCGTATAACTCGATGCCGTCGATAGCTTCAACGTGCATAAATTCCATAGCTTTAGGTAGGCGCTCCATTAACCGTTCAGGTTCTAATTCACCCGCGCCGAATAGCACGCTTAAAACCTTTAGCCAATCCACTTCACCGCTTATACGCGCCTTAATCGTTGTTCGTACGTTCTTCGTTTGGTTCGTTTCTACGGCGTTGGTAAACAGCTTATCGGTAAACGCTGCCATAATATCGTTAACGCTTTGCGCCTGCTTTAGCGCGGCTTCGGCTTCGGCTCTTAAACGTTGCTCGGCTTCACGCTTTTTAAACTCTAGCTCGTTATGGTAGTCGAGCATCTTAATTTTAGCGTCGGAAATAAAATCTATTAGCTCGGTCGTAGCGGCTTTCTCGAGCGCTATACATTGCTTTTTAAACGCGTCGGCTGGGTGTGTTACCTCTTTACGCGTTGCTTCGATTAACTTAACGGCGTTTGATACTAAACGTACCGCCTCACTCATTTCGTCGTATTGCTCTTTATTACGTATGGTCAGGGCTTCGCCGCCATCGCTTAACCGTTGCGCTATCGCTTGCGCGTTTAACGTTTCGGGGGCGTTTATCTGTTCGTATAGGTTGTTTATCTGAACGGGAATACTTACCTTTATCGTTGTGTTTTTCATCTTTTATATGTTTGTGTTACTAAAGAGGGCGGCGTTAAAACCGCCCTTTTTATTTGTTAGTCCCAAGGTAGGTCGTTAGCTGCGTTAATACCGAAAAAATCGTCTTCGGGCTTTACGTGCGCTGGCAAATCAATTTTCGGCGCTGGCTTACTCATAATCTTATATTCATCGCTCTCGCGTATTTTGTCTTGCACAAACTCGGGTAGCTTCGCAAATACCGCCGCGTCGGGTTGCGTTGGTGTATAGGCTAATAAGTCGTTATACGGTTTAGGCGCTTCGATGCCTTTAGGTAGCGGCGATATACTCATTATGTTAGCATAGCTGTTTTCGCCTTTAGTTACGTGTACTATATTAAGCATACACGCCTTACCGAGTAAATTAAATACGTCGAATTGTGCCGCCTCGCTATCGCTTAATTTTTTGCCTATCCACGCGCTAACGTCGCGGCGTAGTAATGCTTTGTCATTCATTGATAGGGTGTAAACGCTGCGAACGTAATACGGCTGTTCGCCTTTGTCCTCGCTAAATACCGCCTTTTCATTTGGCAGCTCAAATAAAAATTGAATTTTGCGTTTCTTACCGGGATAGTTACCCCCTTGCTCGGAAGTACCGAGGTCGATTATTTGGTAACATATTCCTACGTGTGCGCCCTCGGGCGCAATTTGGCGGTTAGTGTTACCGCCTACGGGGGCTGTTAAGCTGGGCATAGTGTAAAAGTATTTAAGGGTTTAAAATTAAAGTTCGGTTGTATCGTCGCTACAATCTAGCGTCTGTACTAGGTTGCGGTTTAAGGCATCGACTACCTTGCAGAAGCGGGCGTTAAACTGCTCGCGGGTTAGAGGCTCAAATAGGCGGTGTTCGTATGGCACGCCCTCGATTTGTTCTTTGTGAAACTTACGGGCTAGGTGTGCGCTTTTGCTATCGCAGCGGGTGTATAGCCCTTTCATACAACCATCGTCAATTAGCATAGTCATTACGCCGCTTAAATGGTCGTATAAATAAAACTCGGTGTTTTCGTAGTTGCGAAAAGTTGTAGTTGCTTCCATGTGTATAAATGTTTAAAGGTTTAAAGGTTAATTGTGAATTTCGATTACTTGCGCTGTTTCAATATCAATTACTTCAGCCCATACGCTAACTATTGCGCTGTATTGTGCGGCTTTAGCTTTAGCGTAAACAAGTTCGGTAAGGTCGGTATTTGGTACGTCTTGTTCGTAGCCTACGAAATCGTTTTGAGTTTCGTGCCAAATAAGGTTTGCGCCTGTTGCGCTTAATGCTACAATTTGTGTTTGTGTTTTCATGGTGTAAAAGTTTAAAAGTTTAACGAGGCAAATATACAACCCTTTTTTAATTGTGCAATACCTATTCGAAAATAAATGTAATTATTTTTTGCTTCGTGATTTAACCGCTTGTTTTTCAGCGTATTATTTTTGCACTATGCGAAGCGCCAAACCGCAAACCAACCCAGCGCCGAAGTTAAATAGCGGTGTTTCGTACCATTTCGGGCGACGCTTAATTACGTAGTTATCCATACCCGTTACGAATACATAAGGGTTATCGATTTTAAGCCTTAAAACGGTGTCTTTGCGCCTAAATAAACGGTCAAATAAGCCGCCCCGCAGCGTATCGCCTACGGCAAAAGTATAAGTAGCGGGCAAAACGAGGCTATCGAGCTGCAAAAACCCGAGCCTGTTAATAGTACCGCCCAACGTTACCCATTTTTCACGCTTAAAAAACGGCTGCGGTAGGCGTAAATGCGGGAAGCTATCAATATAAACGGGTTCGGCTAACTTTATTTCGGTCTTATAAACGGTTTTTGTTTCAATTTTAGTAACCGTTTCAGGCTCTTTTATCGAAAGTTCGTGTAATTGACGCTCTAACTCACGGGCTAACGCCTCGGAGCTTACAATTTTAGCCGCTTGTGAATAGATTTTAGCGCTATCGGCTAACGTTTTTAGCCTTAAATCGCGATTAACGCCTATTTCTACGCCCAAATTTTTAGCAAGTTCGTTATTATCGCGGCATTTATCAATTAACGTAAGTAACAAAAGCATAATAACTACTATAAGCCCTACGTGTTTAACGTCGAATTGGTATTTAGGCGGTACGTTAAGCAATTTTTAGAACGGTTAAATACTCGGTTATACGGTCGCGGCATTTGGCGTTTAAATAAACTAGCTCACGGGCTACTTTTGGCGGCATATCGCGCTCGTTTAGGTATATCCTAATTACTTTAATTAGGCGCTTATCTATTTGTTCGTCGGTCATATTTGACGCGTTGCTTTTTTAACTAATGCCTTTACAGCCTCATCCAAATTTAGCACACTTTCGTTTAACATTTTCAACAAATCGTTTTTTTCGGCATCGGTATGTGTTGAGCTACCATTTAAAAGCCGAACCAAACCACTAACCGACGTTAGCGGCTGGCGTAATTCGTGCGATAGCATAAACCTAAATTCTTCTAGTAATACCCTTTGCCGCTCGTATTCGTGCGCCGTTATGCTGGTAACATCAATAAGCTGAAACCCGATAAAATGAATAGCGCCCATAATGCTATAAATATTCCAAACGTTAAAACGCTCGCTATTATTTTTCTGTTTCGTAGCCGCATATACCCGCATAGGTTCGGGCGTGCGCTCTTTAGCCTTTTTAACGGCGTTTAAAAGCGTTTCGCGCTCGCTTTGGTTGCTAACTATATCTATTATGTTTTTCGGCTTAATATGGCTGCTATAAGCCTTGAATAAATCATTAGCCGAAACTATGCCGCCGTCGCTATCGGTAACAACGTAAAAGAGGTCTAACGAATTTTCTAAAATATAAACGGTCGACATTACCCCACAAATATAAACAATTCGTAGGGGTTTATTTTATGCCAAATTACGAAGCTCTTTAAACATACCACGCCATGCAGCGCCGCACGTTACAACGTATCGAGCCGTTAGGAATAGGGCAAACCCAAAAACAACGCTATTGCATAGTAAATCAATATTCATAGGCTTTTCAATTTCGGGCGTATTTCTTACGCTTTGAGTTATTACGGGGGTGTACGTTGGTTGGTTTAACAAAGATACGCTAACGGGCTTTAAAGTATCAAAAACAGGCATTTTAATTTTAACGGGCTGCGGTGTTTCTACGTGTAACGCTTCGGGGGCTTGAGCTATTATAGCCGTGTCGAGTTGAGCCGCTACGGTGTCGGGCGCTTGTAGATGCTTTAACGGGTGATTAGCACATTTACCCGGGTATTTACAAACCGTACTATCGTTAATTAGCTTGTTCATCGTCTTTAGCTTTTGGAATATACCCCGCCGCAATTAACGCCGCTATTATAGCCGCTAACGTTTCGGCTTCTATTTTCTTAAAAATTAAAAGGAATACCGATAATAACACTACTAACGAGCCTACTGTGCTTCGCCAGTATTTAACGATTATATCGATAGCCTTACGAGTTTTAGTAGGTTTACGTTTCATATAGTCGTTAAACGTAAGCCGTAGCGCGGTGTTTAAATAGTTTAGGGCTAAATGTTACAAAGTGAAAAATATAATCTTGCTTCCTCTTTGCGCCGCGTAACTAAACCGGGCAATACCTTACCGCCACCGCGTACCCATTTTTGAAATTCGTCTAATATACTCGGGTCGGCTGGGTTTACCTTTGCCTTTTTTAGCAACGTGCTTTTGATAAACGCGCCCGTACCTACGTTATACGTAAAAGATACTAGCGCGTCGAATTGGCATTGGTTAAGGTTCGGTAGGTGTTTATTTACGGCGGCTTCAAAAGGCTCTAGCGTCGCTAATAGTAACGAGGTAGCCTCGCTTTCGTTTGATAGCTTTTCGCCTAACAAAACTTTTTTGCCGTTCGGGTAGCGCGTCGAGCCGTAGCCTATCGTTGGTACGCCCGCACGGCAAAGGTAGGCGCTCAAACGTAAACCCTCATGCTTTTTAATAATTGCTAAACCTTGTGCCGAAGTTGAGCGCATGATTACAATACTAAATATTGAACGGTTATGTAGATGTATTGAAACGTATCGCCCGTATTTGCGTGCTTTAAATAAATTTTCGCAGTATTATTAACTATATTTGCTTGCAAGCCCCATTGTACTAAATCCGCAGGTACAGCGTCATATGCAACAATACCGACCAAATCTTTTACATTTGTGAAGTTTGATGCCACAGGTAGGCTTAATTCAAAATCTGCTTCTGTTTGTGCTGCATCAATGGCTACATCTAAAAAGTAGGTGCAATTTACCACATCATTAACCCTGCTATAATAAGCAGCTAAAGGTGACACAATCTCGCTGTAAGTCTCATTTGATACGGTAGGTGTAAAGCTGCCACTCTCAAATT